TTGATATCGTGTTTTACTTACAATCAAATCGTAATTACTTTTTTCTATGAGATGTGTTAGGTGGGGAACTATCTCTCCATTCATATGTCTCACTTGAAAGTCAGCCAATTTAATCTCCTCGTCGATATCGTAGCCGTAGGGGTCCATAAAATAAAGAGAATTTTCTTTGTATTTCTTTGTTAGAAGACAGAAGTGACCAGAGTTAGAGGTCTTTTGATACAGAATGATCACACTTCCTTCTACATCTAATATTTCGTCTATACTTGACACGAACATGAGATCACTATACTTTATTATTCTGCATCTATGGTCTGTTAACTCTAATACATCTTCTCCACTGAGATAAATGTTTTCAGCGTCTTTTACAATATCTTGTAGTTTCATTATTTATAATATATAAAGTTATAATAAAATTTAATTATAAGTTAAAGAACATTTTTGATTGCTCTTTAAGCCATTTTAGAAAAAAAGAAAATAAAAATAATTTTTTTTCTTGTCTATAAGAAATATAAAAAATGACAAATCAAACATGCAGATTATGTAAAAAGGAAAGGGATGAGCAACAATTTTTAAAGAATGGACGTACGCTAAAATCCTGTGAAGATTGTCGCAGTCAGGTTCGTGAAGCAAAATTTCTCAAGAAGCAAAAGAAGAATGAACAATCTGAATCAAGTTCAGACGAAACTACTCCTGAGCCAGAGCCTACTCCAGAGCCAGAGCCAGAGCCTACTCCAGAGCCTACTCCAGAGCCTACTCCAGAGCCTACTCCAGTAGAAGACGTAGAAGATGTAGAGGAAGAAGTATTTGAGAAGATCAATAAACCGAAGAGAGCAAGAAAGGTTAAGGTTCCGCCAAATTCACCTGTAACACCACCTCCTAAACTCGTTCTCACAAGAACAAAGACGGTAAAAGAAAAGAACCTTCCCTCGACCAAGCGAGTTAGAAAGCCACGAGCGAAGAAAGAAAATTGATTTTTATCTTTTGAAAACCAAAAAAAATAAATTATGAACAATTACAAAGACGATGATATTCTCTTTATTCAGTTTGAATTAAAAAATTATACTTTACGATATATTCCAAAAACTCAAGAATTTCAAGTATTTAAATATGGGAAATGGATTGATAAGAAGTTTCACAATGATGGAAAAGGCTATAGAAGATGTTCTTTTAGGTTCGTTCCTTTTAAACAAACGGATATATTTAAACATCGTCTTGTTTATTATGTCTATAATACAGAAACATTTGACTTGTTTGATAGTTCAAGTAAAAATTATATAGATCATATAGATATGAATCCGAATAATAATCATATATCAAACTTAAGACAAGTTAATGATTTTCAAAATAAACATAACAATAAGTTTTTAGGTGTCTCCTTTAATAAAAAAGTAAAAAAATGGGAATCGTATATTTCTGTAAATTATAAGAGGAAGCATTTTGGGTATTTTGAGAATAAAGAAGAAGCAATTGAAGTAAGAAGAAAATACAAAGAAAGTTTAAATATCTTTGAATAATTTAATTTTTATATTACTTCCAGTTTAATATTTTTTTCAAAAAAAAATAAAAATAATTATTATAAGAAAATATTAAAATGTCTTTATCACCTGTTGTAGTAATGGACCCCAGAATTCATATTGTTGGGGATTCTGAACAAAATCATATTATCCATCGGGGAGCACAACGTAGCACTAATTACGTACAGACAGCTGATAGTTTTCAAGTTGGTGTAGCCCCTACACAAAGTTCTTGGTCTATTTCTCCCCCTTCTAACCAAACTATTGTAGATAGGTATATCCGAGTGCGTCATTATGTTGAATTTGATGCCACTAATGCTAATATTGACCTAGGTATCAATTCAGGCTTTCGCCAATTCCCAGTCAGTTCTATTACTGATGTTGCTACTCTTTCTATCAATGGAGAGCAGGTATCTGAAAATGTTCAATCTAAGCTTCATGGAATGCTTACTTACGGTAACACACCAGAGCAACGCCGCAAGAGTTGGTCTACTGCTCCTAGTCAACCTGATTCTTACCAAGATTACGGAGATTATTTGACATACGGATCTGGACGCAATCCACTTTGTGATTATGGTGAAAATTCCACTGAGCCTAGTCGTGGTGGATTTGACGTTACCGTAACCGTTGTTGGAAAAACTGTTCGTGCTGTGATTACTGAACCGATTTGGGTGAGCCCTCTATATAATGGTTTAGGACACCAAGTCGAAGGTCTTGTCAATGTCAATCAACTTAACCTTACTTTAAGATATTCTACTAATAGTGCTCGTGTCTTCTCGCATCATGATACTGGAGCGATCCCTCTAGGAGCAAGCACAGCTACATTCTACCAGGCACCAGAACTACTTGTTAATTATCTAACTCCTGATATGACACAGCCTCTTCCTTCTCTTCAAGTGCTTCCTTACCAATCTTGTAATGAATACGTCCGTGAGCTTTCACCAATTCTTGCTGGTGCTACTTCAACTGTATTCAGTGATACTATTAGACTATCTCAAGTCCCTCGTTTCGTATACCTGTTTGCTCGTCGTAATGAAGCCACTTCTACCTACGAGACTTCTGATAGTTTCCTAGGTATTGACGCTGTATCTATTCAGTTCAATAATGAGGCTGGTCTACTCTCTGGAGCTACTAAGCAAGATTTGTTTGAGATGTCTAGCAGAAATGGTTGTAATCTCTCTTATCCGGCTTGGACTAAATACCGCGGTTCGGTGCTTGCTCTTGAGATGGGAAAAGATATCGGGCTTGTCGATGGCTTAGCTCCATCTGTGAACGGGCAATTTACTCTGCAAGCACAGGTTACTTTCAGAAATCTTGATGCTGCGTCTTTCACTGGAACCTTCTATATGGTATGTGTTAATGAAGGTGTGATCACGGTCGGGCCAAACGTTTGTAGAGCTAGTTTAGGCGGAGTTTCGCCTGATAAAGTGATGAAAGCTGGTGAGAGCATGGAGAAGTCCGATCATAGTGACATGGAAGGCGGTTCATTCTTCAGCTCTCTTAAAAGTGTTGCAAAGAAAGGTCACAAATTTGTCAAGAAACATGGAGGTCTTGCTATGAAAATTGGCGAAACTGCAGGTTTGGCAATTTCGCCTGAGTTGGTAGTGGGTTATGAAGCAGCTAAACATTTAAGTGGAGGCTCAGCAGTTGGTGGAAATCTACGAGCAGGTCGTCTAGTCGGAGGTGGTCGTAGAATGCGAAGGTAGATTCTAAAAAATTAAAAACTAAAAAATAAAATTGAATTATATATTCTCAAAAAAATATATAATAAAAACAAATGTCTTACTTTATTGGAAACGTCTATAAAATCATCTGTAGGTTAGATAGTGATATAGTGTATATTGGGAGTACTTTTAATTCTACCAGAAATCGTTGGCAGGAACATAAAAGTGATTATAGAAAATATTTAAATGGAAAACATAGCTGTGTATCAATTTATCCATATTTTGAAAAATTTGGAATTGAAAATTTCAAGATAATTAGAATAAAGGAATACGAATGTTATAGAGAAAACAGGTCTGATAGACGACATTTGAATGTATACGAGCAGTTGTGGATTAACAAAACGAGAAATTGTGTAAATAAATATTCTCCTTTTCGTATTGAGAAATTATCAAAAAAACAATATTCTTTAGATCACAAAGATGAAATCAGAAATCAGAGAAAACAATATAGATTAGAAAATAAAGAAGAACTCAAAGAGATAAAGAAACAGTTTTATGACAAAAATAGACATAAAATTTTAGAACAAAAGAAACAATATCAAAAAGAAAACAAAGATAAAATTAGTCAAAGAAGAAAAGAACTATATAACAAAGAAAAAAACTCAGAGTTGTGTAAAATATACAGAGAAAAAAATAAAGAACAAATTAGCGAAAGAAGAAAGCAACCTAAATTTTGTATAATCTGTAAGAAAAATATAACGAATAATTATTTCAAACAACACACACGTACTAAAACACACATTCAAAACGCAAAACAAGTTATATACAATTTCATAAATTCTAAAAAATTCTAAAATTATACAAAAAATTTTATTATAGCTGTTATAATAAAATATGACTACAACACTAACAAGACAAGAGATTTTAGAGAAGAGAACTTTAGAGAGAGAAAGAAACCTCACTTTATATCAAAAATCTTTAGAAGATAAGAAGAAAGAAGAAGAGCAAAAAGCTGAGTTGGAAAGAATGAAGAACAGATTTTATAAACAAGCTTTTGATAAGCGACAATATAATCATTCTAAGATTGAAAAAGTACTTGGAATGTCTTTGAAAGAACATTCAGAAATTATTGATAAAAGAATTCAAGAAATCAAAGAGGAAGAGAGAAACCGTTTA